TTGAAGATGTCAGAACCCGCATTGGTGAACGAAGCCATAAACTCTTGCTTAAAAGCGAAGGAACTCAGGGTCTTTTTAGCGGAATCTATCTCTGCTTGGTCAATCAAGGGGTTATCAGCAGTGGTGAAGTGCCATGACTTCCAATCAGGATCATCCTTGCTCTCACCTAGTTTGAAAGTATCGTAGAACCAATTTCTTCCCTTTGGAGTGCCGATAAAGAGTGCTCTCCCCCGTTTATCAGACAAACTTGCTCGAATGACCTGTTCCCATGCTTCAGGTTTAATGTCTGCTACCTCATCGAGAACGGCATAGGTTAAGGAGACACCACGAAGGGTATCAGGTCTATCCGCACCACGAACGTATATCCTAGCCCCGTTTATCAGGGTAATGTCTAGGTTATTCACATGGGAGGACTGAATAACCTCTCTACCAAGGTCTAGCAGTAAGTCCCAAATAATCTGTCTTGATTGTCCCATAGTGGGACTCACATAAAGAACAGCAGAGCCTTGTGGACACTTGAGTCCTTCAATCAGAAGGGTAACTGCTGCCATACGGGACTTACCGCACCTACGCCCAGCAGCCACAACCTTGAACCTAGTCGTATCCTTAAATACCTCTTGTTGCCAAGGAAGTAGCGAGAAGTTCAGATCAGCCATATTTAGCCTCTACATCTTCAGGTTGTTCATCAACAATAATCGGTTCTTGTCCCAAACCAGTGATATTGATGGTTACAGCACTTCTCTGACTCTTGTCCTTTTCAAACAAAGAAACAGGGAGAGTCCTATCAAGACACATCTTTAAAGCTACTAATTGATGGGGATGGTCATCATTAAGTGCTATCTCAATAACCTTCTGAGCCACATCCTTACCTCCACTCCTAATCATTAGCTCTTTAAGCTCCTTTAGACGTTGATGGTCTGTCTTAGGTAGTACAAGGGGTGGATTGTCAGCAAACCTCTGTATGGTCATCTTGACGCTTCCCTTTGGTCTTCCTCTTCCTCTTTTCAGTTGTTCCACTTGGACTCCTTTTTCAATTTAGCTTTTTCAGAATGGGGGCGGGTACACAAATATCTACACACAGACGCTACCCCCTCCCCCCCTGTGTTTCCATACAGCATAGGGTTTCTACCTACTCGTTTACCCTATCAGGGTTTACCCTCATGGTTATCCTTACAGTGGTCTAAATGCGAATGATTCTTATTTGCGTTTCATGCAAGTGTAAGTAGTGGCGGGTGCTTTTCAGTGTTACTTGATTGATCTAGTTCTATCCGTCTACTGTATTCCCTCTTACTGTTTCCCTTACTGATTCACTTGAATTGGGGCTATCTGTTTACCCGCAGAATCAATCGTAACGAATGCGATCTGCTCTAAGGGGTTATCTACCCTATACCCGATCGAATGAAGATGCTGGTAGATGGCAAGGATGTTCTCAAAACCCCTTGTTATGTTCCCCTTTCCCGCAGCTAATAAGATGTTGCGCTTAGGGTTGTCTAATTTCCTGCGAAATTGGATTGTGTCAATCTGCGGATATCTACCAGGCATTGTTTATTCCTAAAAATTGATTTATTTAATTATTGCACACAATAGTTCTAGGGGTAAATACTTATAGGGTTTTGGAGGGGTCAATAGAATCAACAACTTATGAGAGTTGGCACGATTCTTCCCTGCTTATATAGTGAGGGGGTAAGATTTTCCTCTCTTTTATCAACTTTATAGGCGTTACATCATGTATCCACAAAGTGCAAAACAAGCTCTAGCGCAGCTTCAATCTATCCCTACAATCCACCAGGACTACAGTTCTTTTAGGTTTTCTAGGTTATTCCATTACGATCACTTAGAGCTAGAAGGGTTCTCTATATCTGAGGGATGCTGGGTTACTTTATGGTCAATTCACAACTTAGACTAAGGGGAAAACCATGAACGAAAATCACAAAGACATTGTTGCAGCGATAATTTTGGGTTTGTCATTGTGTGCGGGTTTACTTGCATACTTTGACATTTTAGTTAAATAGTTCACATTTTTAATAGGCGTTAAACATCATGGATAAGATCACACAATCAATCGAATCACTCAACAGGGCTAAAAACGGGGATTCGTTAGCCAATTACCAGGCAATTATGCAAGGGTTTGCTGAAAAGGGAATTCCAGCAAGTGACATTATCCCTAGGGAAAACGTGTTCACCTATAACGCATGGTTAGCCCTTAATCGTCAAGTGAGAAAAGGTGAAAAGGGCGTTAAAGTAGTTACATGGATTCCAGCAAAAGACAAAAACAGTGAAAGTTCTTTCATGCTTTGTAGGCGTTCAACTGTATTTCACATTTCACAAACTGATGCTATCCAGTAATTAGACTGTAAGCCCTTAGTAATAGGGGTTTATGGCCTAGTGTCTCACTGGGGTTTTTTCAACATTTTTATAGGCGTTCACAATGACTAAACAACAAATTTTAGCCCTGCAATCAATAGGCAAGGGAATAATCGAAGCTGCAAACATAGACTCTATTGGTGCACCAAGTGGCGTTATTTATAGTGCTCTTATGTCTCACGGGGCAACATTAAATCAATTCCAGCAAATAATGAGCACGTTAGAACGTCACGGGTTTTTGACTCATGATGTTGACGCAAACACTTATCACGCCACTAATGCGGGTTTACAGTGGGCAAACAAGGTTTAAGGGGCTAAACATGATAACTATCACACTACATCAAAAAACCGATAATGACGGATGGCAAACCATTAAATCATTGCCTATTGATAGTGCTCAATGGGGCAAAATTGATAGAAGCTGGATTAGTACTCTTATAGAATCGGGTTCTATGGTTATCACAATAGGACACACAATGTATTCTATTGATAAAAACTAGGGTTTGTCCCTATTGCCTAGGGGTTTCATTATCTTAAAATTTAGACTGTTAGCCCTTAGATTAGGGGCTAATGGCCTAGCGTTTTGACTAGGGTTTCAACTTTAAAAAGGCTTTCATATGAAATTTTCTATCCAGCGTAAACACATTCGTGCAATGTTGCATTTAGCAGCAAAAAAAGATATTCGTTACTATTTGCAGGGTATCAATATTGTCAGGGACAATCGGGGAACTTATATCGAAGCAACTGATGGTCACATTATGGGCCGTTTGCTTGTCGATGGCATTAGATCAGACACAAAGCAAAATGTTGTTTTGCCTACTGATGCACTCTTAAAACTCAAAGGGACTAAAAAGCAAAGTGACGAATGGTTACATTTTGAGGTCAACGGGTTATCAGTAGAGTGTATTCAGGGTGACTCTACTATTCGATTTTCGGCCCATGACGCTAGGTTTCCCGATACTGATCGAGTGATTCCAATGGGTTTCCCTGATAGTGACTTAAAACCCGCTACTTTTAACCCTGATCTTTTAGTTCGCTTTGTTGACGTATCAGAGGAACTATATGGCAAACGTCAAATTCCAATGATTTTGCAAAGGGGCGATCAATCTTCTATTGCCTGTTTCCCTCAGATGGATGATGCGTTTATTGGGGTTATCATGCCAACCCGTGAATTTTCACCCGCTAAAGTTCCTCAGTGGTGCTATTTACCCTCAGTAAAACCCGTTGAAGCTACTGAAACCGCCTAATGCTTAGACTGATAACCCTCTAATTGGGGGTTATTGGCCTAGGTGTTTCCCTAGGGTTTAATATTTTTTAAGGTTCAATATGAAAAAAGATTGCAAATACTACGTCACGATGACAGATAAATTCATGTCTGGCTGGGGTGAAGCTGCTGGGAAAATCAATAAATTAGTTATTGAATGCGAAAATCCAGATCAAGCATTTTTGATAGAAAAAAACGCACGAAAACGCCATGAAATGAAATACGTCAATTTTTGCACTACAAAACCCTCTTATCCAAATTCCCATTATCTGACAAGCTGGAAAAGTTTTGCAGATATGGGCGGCCCTTGGATTCAAGCATAAAGGGGATAAAAATGAACACTCAAAAACTTGAATGGCAGCCACTCTGGGATGCAATGGAAGCAAACCCCAGCGAATGGATTGAAACCACTAAAAAAATGTATTGGGATATGCTGGAATCAGTGCCGCCACGTGCTCAGAATTCTAGGGGTTTTTTAGTGGGTGAACCACTTAGCGACAATGCAGAGGGTTTCCCAATTTATTCATGCTTTAAAAAATTAGGGGATAACTATTACGCTAAAAATTTAACACTTGCACAATTTATGTATGAAATATGAACCAAATTGAAGCACTAACCAAAGCCCTGTTTTTAGCGATAACAGCACCAACAGATAAAAAAGCAAACCAGGCCATTAAATTAGCAAATGATTTGGCAAATGGTCTAGCAGAACATGAAGTTGAATTGTGCAAAGAAAATGCACTTTATTTGCAATATAAAGCCCGAAAATTGGAAGAAGTATGATCTATGCTTGTTTGGCTTTAATTCTTAAAATTTTAACTGGCAAAAAATGAAAGGTGTAAAAATGACTTATCTACAAATACGGGAAAACTACAGTACAGGGAATCTTACATGGGGCGATCTGTTGGAAATAACAGGACTTGCTGCCCATGACCTTTTTTCCATTTTGGAAGACTTGATAGATTAAACAAACAATTTTAAATTTAAGCCCTCTTAGGAGGGTTTTTTTACGTCTATGCTACCCAACTATTAACCCATGCTTAAAAACGCCTAGAACGGGCTTCTATCCCCTTTGGTGGTCATTTCCTCAAACAATCTACGCATGGTTTCATTCAAGGCTGACAGTTCATCCATTTTATAGACGTTCCATAACCTACGTTGACCATGTATTCCATTTAATGACCCTCGGTGACAATCTGCACATAATGGCATTGACGTAAACCATTGGCCTTGGTTTATTTCATGGCACTCGCTGGGTGCTGATGCTTTACAGATAATGCAAGGCATACCCTTTATTCTAGCGATATGTAATCTCTCGCTTGCGGTGGGTTTAGCCTTGTTTTTGCTTTGCATTATTGGGTTGCTTTTTGCTCTATACGGGCTGAATATTGGGCGGTTCTCCAGCACTCGACCTTTGCTTGGGCTGCCGTCATTAGCCAACGATAGCGTTCTTCTATTTCCACGGCTGCCCTGATTCCCTCAAGTATTTCTACATATTCAGGGTGAGCATAAGCAAATGTGTCCTGTTTCCCAAGTACTTCAGTCCCTGCAAGGCTTTTCAGTTGTGCGTGTTTTGATCGCCT